ACACCTGCCCGCTAGTCGTCCCTGCTGTCCACTGTGTAGCCATAATGTTTCTCCTTTACCAGCCGAGTCGACTGGTATCCAAAATACCTAAAGTTGATGAGTTAAGCGTAAAAAACTGGTAGTAATCCAACGGACTAAAAGTACAAGCAAATAAGGTCAATTCAGGCGTCACATTTATTGTTAACCCTTCCATGACCACAGCCGTAGTAGTTAAAGATCCGCCAGGCACTTGATAGGACAAGTTGATAGTGCGATTTTCACCATCAAAAACATCGCTTAACCACGATTCTAAAGCGTCGTTGTTTTGCATTACATCGGTAAAAGTGCAAGCAAATCGTAAATCGGCTGGGTCGCTAAAAGTGTTGGCAATCCAATCGGCGTTACCTAAAGCCTGGGTGGTGTTGTAATCAACTGTTGATGAAGAATAAAAGGCGCCGCCATAAGTTGACACAGAACTGGTGTTAGTGCTTGTTTGGCTGGCTAGGCCGTTAGGTGAAACTGTCGCTGTGTTAATGAACTGTGTGCCGTTTTGAATTCGTTGGAATGTTTGGTAAGCAATTTGAGTTGTTGATGTTGTCCTGCCTATGGTTGTCGGCACCGGGCTTAAAGTTGAAACATAACTACGCCCAATAAAATAAAGCAAACCTATATTAAGAAAACAGTAACCACGTTCTGTAGCCACTAACAGATTTAGGTAGTTACTAAATGACCCTGTGTAGGTGGTTGCACTGGCTGTAGACGCTGAACCATAACTAATGGTTGACATATCGGCAGGCAAAATGGCTGTTTCAAGTTCATTTATTTGATCGTCGCATGGTGACTGTGTAAGTGCAACGCTGTTTGCATTAATTCGACCAGCACGGCTAATCCAATCAGCACAAACAATTGTTGCAGTATTCAGTCCTGTGTTGCCAGGGTAATCGTTATAGGTAATTTCTTGAACCCAAAAATCACAGTCAAAGTCGCCTGTACCGTAAGTGCCTTTGATTTCAATAAGTTTTCCGTAAGTAAGCCCAGACGCAAAATTACCGCTGTTGTTTATTGTGATTACACATTGCCCACCTGAATAATTGTCTAAATACTTTTCACGGCCTGAAGTTATGTTTAACGACAACACACGGCTAGTTAGGTCTGTTGCACCACTGTCTGCTCTAACTGTCCATGTCATTTTCGGCATTACATCGCTCGAGTGTTCACGGGCACTGGGCCCGACTGACGGACATATTGTTGGAGCGCCCTGACAATGCTGTTGGGGTCGCCACCGTTGACATTGACCGTAATCGTGTTGCCACCCATGCCCATGCCACCGGCACGGTTCAACGGGATAACAGCTTCAGGGCCTGCTTCACCAATCATTGCCAAGGTTGGGCCTGTGACGATGCCACCTTCGGCTAGTCGAGGCAGTTTGACAGTTGGGATTTCACCAAAGTTGATCCAAGGGCCTGCAGCTTTGTCAATGCCGTCAAGGATAATGTTTAAGCCTTTAATGGCGAAATTGAGGCCGCCTTCTAGCCCAGATATGACTGCGTTGATAACACCCTTAAAAGCGCCACCGATACCATCAAAAATGGAAGCACCAAGATCTTTAAGTCCCTCAAACCCTGTTTTGATTGCACCAAACACGAAACGGGCAACATCCCAAAGCTGAGTAAATACCGTTTTAATTCCGTCTACTGCTTTGCCAAATATGTCAAACTTGACCTGTAAAGCAACTAAAGCCGCAATGATTGCAACAATGACTGCCACACCTGTAGCAATCCACAGCGCATACGTCGAAGCAGTCAGAATGTTAGTAGCGACAGTAACTATGGCCTGAATGGCGGCGTACGCTTTCATAGCGGCGTTTACAGCCAAAATGGTTGTTGCTAGACCGGCAAAGACAACACCGAAACCTACAACTAGGCCAGTGTTGTTTTGAATAAAATCGGCAACAGATTTGAACGCTGGTAGCAGTTTGTCCACTATTGGAAACACAGCTGCACCAACAGACTCTTTAAATTCGCCCATCTGGATACTAAACGATTTCATTTTGCCTGAAGCCGTGTTGGCTGAAGTTGAGGCGGCACCCTTAAATGTGTTAGCCAGGGCGGCAAAAACTTCTTCAGTTGTAGCGCCGTTTTCAATCAAGCTTGCCAGGGCTGGGTCTAACTTCTTAAGTGGCCCCAGTTGGCCGTTAAACGCTTTTGACAGAGCGTCAGATACAGCGCCTAAGTCTTTGCCGGTGCCTGCAGAAATGTCTAATGCCAGGCTAAGTAAGTCTTGCGCTTTGGTGACGTTTTTAGTGCCTCGTACAAGCTTGTCTAAGGCTGGCCGTAATTCGTCATCAGCAACAGCGGCGGCAATAGACGTCTTAGTTATAAACGCTTCAACTGACCTAACTTGTGCGTCAGTAGCGCCCGTGGTGTTTCGTAGGCTCGTGGCAAGTAGTTGGGCGGCCTTGTCATCTTCCATGAATGCTTTAACAGCGTCACCAGCAACCATGGCTAAACCACTTAGAGCAAGAGCTGCTGGCACGGCGGCTTTCTTAATAGCAAACTGCGCTTTTTGTCCTGCTGTTTCTAACTTCTTAAATTCTCGTATGGCGCTATCAATGCCCTTACTGTTGAAGTCTGACAGAATCGGAATTGAGATAGCCATTAAAACACCTTCAAATTCTTGTTTGCTTCAGCCATAACACCGTCAACAACTTTTTGTACTTCGGTTGTCAGGGCAACTATTTTTGCCTCAAATACTGGCCAAATAACACGGCTGGCAGAACGCCCAAATTTGTTGCTAAACGCTGTTGCTAAAGGGTTGACATTGGCACGGCCTGCAATGTCAAAGATTGCGGCGGCAGGGTTTTTTTGCATAACCGAAAAAGCGGCGCCCTGTTTCTTATTGTTGACACGAACACCTACGCCTTGAACAGCCTTAGAAGCTGACAACGGGAAAACTTGGCGGCCACCAGGCGACCAGTTGCGTTGCGTGCCACTAGGGAAACGGTTGTCGTCATAGTTTGACTTCATGGCGTCGGTCATCGGCTTAGCGATTTCTTTCATGTTTGCCACGTACGCTTTGCGGAAACCAGGCTCAACTTTGTTCAAGTATTTAACAGCGTCTTTGACACCATTAACTTGAAGAGTCAAATCGGTTGTCATCGCTGTTTTCTGCTTTCGTTAATGACTTTAATGACCGTCGCTAGGTCATTATTGTCAAACTCTACTTGCTGGGGCCAGTACCCTGTCGCTACTAAAACTTGAGCTAGTGCGTTTCGGTAGGTACTGGCACCGTAGGGCGGTCTGGCTCATCGTTGACAACTTCGAGCAACACCAGCTTCTTAATGAAGTCATCTAGGACTACCGGCACGGTGACATTGTGTTGCTGGCATGCCTGGTGTGCAAGGTAAGCCAAATCTTCAATGCCGATACCGCTGGCCATGTCGCTGGCTTTGCGTTTAAATTTGCGTTCCCACGAAACAATAGTGAAAAGGTTGGTGCTTACTTCTACAGGGCCTTCGCCCTGGTCGACTCTAAGTGTTAGTTGCATGTCGGGCCTTTGCTGTTGGGGTTGCTAAATCAAGAAACAACAGTGGTCAAAACGCCACCCTTAAAAGTAATACTGATAGTACTTAATTCGCCCATAGTTGCGTTGATGACAGGAAGCGCTTCAAGGAAAGTTCCCACTAATTCAAATCGGGGGCTCGTCGCACTAGCAGTGGTCAAGCCTGCAACAGTGTTTGAAACCTTGACTGTGGTTGTCGTGCCAACTAGAGCTGCCAAAGTTGCGTAGGTTTCGCTGGCCGCATAGCTCATGTACAAGTCCAAAGTAATTTCTTGGTTAAACAGGCCAGCAACAAAGACCCGGCTAGTACTACCAAAAGCGGTTGACTCTAGGGCTTCAGACATGTTGGTGACCGTGGCGCTTGTGCACTGGTCGGTCAAGTCAACACTGTTGACCATTACGCCTGGGTTGGAAAGGTAAGTCGAAGTAGCCATGGGTTAATCCTTTTTCGGTTGTGCTTTAGTTTTAGCAGATTTTGGGGCTGTGCTGTCGCTGGCTGGCTCGTCAGATTCAATGAACCCGTGCAACAGTAAAGCTTCAATGTTTGTACCGGCACCAGGCACAAATTCTGTGCCTACTGTTCCGACTCGTTCACTAAGAATTGTGTATTTCATGTTCACCCTGTCTGTGCTTGTACGTCTATGGATAGGTCATATGCGGCAAAAGTCTGGCCACCAATCGGGATATACCCAGGGCGCCCAGATTTCACGGCAACATTCTTTGCTAGGACCTTCGCACACATGTCTAAAACGTTGCGTAAGCCGTCCAAATTGCCTGGCCCTAGTGTCACTACTTTTACCGAAAAATTCATGGTAACGATGTTGTAGTTGAAGCAATCAAAACTGGGTGCGTCAATAAAGACGCACGGTGGGTTGATCTTTTCAGGGTCAAACACCACACGCATGCCAGTAATGGTGGCAAGGGTTGTTGCCAAGTCATCTATCGACTCATTGAACAGGTCGGTGTAGACAGTCATTACGCAACCGCAGGCCGTGGGATACCAGCCAGTTGTTTGATTAACGGCGACAGCCCAGACACGGTAGCGGTTCCCATATCGCTAAAACTTGCGAATTGGTCTATGGCGCCACGTTGTCTATAGATCGAGCCGCCAAACATGATTGTGGCTAGCTCTACGTCACCGCTGGGGGCCGTAGTTAAAGAGTCCGTGTAACCTGACTCTTGACGTCTACGAAATATGAAGTTGTTGGCGCTTGAAGCACATTGAGCCAAGAAAGCGGTTTCGTCAACACTTGCCAAAGCAATGCCTAGCCAGGTGCCAATCTGTGTGCCGGTCACCCAAGTGCAGGTTTCGGTGTAGGTCAGGGTGCCTTGCGGTATTGCAGCTGTGCGGTCTAGGTCGTCCCCAGCGTCATAAAACAACACCTGATTTTCAATAGGGATTGCGTAGTCAAATGTAAGGTCACCGCTACTGGTTACACCTGTAAACAGGTAGGCAGGCAAAGCGTAAACATTGTGCGTACCGTTCAAACCGTGGCCTAAGCCAGCAAGCGTAAACGGTAAACCCAAATTTAGTTCGGGTTCTGTCAACGTTTGTACAACAGCGTAATTGTCTAAACGCTGATGAAACGTAACTTGGTAAACAGCCATGGGCGGCTAACCACCTTTCGAGTTGGTGGTCAGGCGATAGCGATTGACTTAACCTGGTCACCGTCAGCGATGAACGTACTTGCATAGCCATGGTAACTGAAGACCTTGCCAAGCGTGCCTGGTTCGTCTCTTGTCATGATTCCACGGATCTGCTCATAAAATTCTATTGCAGTGCCACGAGCTACGACCATAGTGTTGTCGGCAAATGCACGGTCAACAACAAGGTTGAGGCCCAACGGGTTGAAAGTGTTCATCTGGGTAACGTTTGCGGAACCAATTCCGTTAATACCCATCAAACCTGCAACGCCCGTGTAGGGGAAAATTGGTCGCTTGTCTGCGTCGAGTTGGCTACCCAATTTTTTCCAAACATCTGGTGACACAAAAATGTGGTCAGGCAAGAAGTTGGTGGCGGCCAAAATGTCGGTTGCGGCGTCATACAAGGCCGAAATTAGTGAACTTGGGTCGTTGGCGGTAACTGTCCAAGTTGAACCTGAAGCGGTGTCGCCAGCGAGGATTGCGGCACACAACAAGGCGTCGGACTGAATCATGTATTGCCCGGCAAGGTCACGCAACACAATTTCAAGCGCACCAGGTGACGTAAAGTCAATATCTTGTACCGAGAAGGTCACCTGGCCGGCCAAAGTGGTCTTAGAAATTACGTTCGAGGCAATCACGGGGGTGCGTGCAGTAACGGCGCCAAGTTCTGAAGCCTGCGTGCCAACATCGGTGTGGGTTGTCCAAGTCGGGCGAATCCAAGTCTTTTGGTTGCCACCGTCCGGCATGGCACGAGCGCCAACAGCCGTAACGACAGGCCTGATGTAGTTCAGATCTTCGAACACAGGACCCAACACGTTGACATTTAACAATCCAGCAGAATCAGTGGTGACTGAGTCGCCAGCGGCGGCCTGCAATGCGGTTTGGCGTGACTTCATCACTTCAACAGCTGCGGCGTTGACACGAGTCCAAACTTCGCCACCGATGTGGTAGGCGGCGAGGTATTCGCCAGCGGTTGGCATACCGAAATTACGCTTCGGCTGTGCAAAAATTGGTGCCGTTGGCACTACGACTTCTTCAACAACTGCAGGGGTGTTTTCCATTTTGGGTTCTTCCTTTGGTGCTTCAACTTGTGGCGCTTGTGCCGCTACTTCGGTAATTATAGACCCAGCAAATGCCCCCTGTGGGACTAGCGACAATTCCACCCAGTCACCTTTAAGCACGGTCATGTTGCCTGCGTCATCATATTTAAATTCTGTGGGGTTGACGCCTACTGACACACTGTCGATTACACCGTCAGCTGCAAGGACTAGGGCTTCGTCACCGGCACGGGTGTTAGATACTTTGGCTGTAAAGTACATGGCTTCAGGGCTATCTACACGTTCGGCCACTAAGCCAATGGCTTGGGTGCTGTCGTGGTTCATGTACAGTTTGGGCGCTTTGCCTTCTACGGGCAAACTGCCTGGCAAAAATTGCACGGTTGTCCCGTCGCTTACGGTTGCAAACGTGTTGTACGGCACTGCAATGCCTGTGATGGTGCGGCGTTCTTGTCCGTCTGGGCCTGCGGCTTCAACAGCAAATGTGTTTGATGTAAATCGAATCATTGTGCTAATTCCTCTTGTGTGTTTTCTCGTGGTTCTGATTGTTCTGATATTTCGGCGCCTTCAGATTTTAGATAATCTTCGTAGTCCCATTTAACATAGGTGCCACGGGGCAGTTGCTGACTTAAGGCGCTAGTAATTGCTTTGGCGTACATTGACAGGCCGAAAGTCCAAAGATCGGATTTGGCGCTGTCGCTGTTTGTGTATGCGTAACTACCTGTTGAAATACCCAATAGATACGGGGGTACATTGCATAAGTTAGCGATCTGCTTACTTTGATATTCGGCGGCGTCAATTAAAAGCATTTTGTCAGGTGTTGCGTTTGTTTCTGTGTACGTCAAAAACTCGTTTAGTGCAGCTGTCTGATTAGTTGATCGTGCCTGGTTAAACGCTTCAGCCAACTGTGCCAATTCAAGAGCTGACAACGGTTCGCCACCAGTTTGCTTAAGTACACCGGCAGGAATGGCGCTCGAAGCATTGCGGTATCTGGCGTCTTCAAGTTTTAGAGCTGTGTTAATGGTTTGTTCTGACATAAAGATCATGCCTTGAGTTGGGCTGTAGATCTGCACAACATCGGCAGGGTCTAAAGCGCCACCGTTAAAATAGATCTCTTTTGACTTACCGAACCACACCGGACCGACAGCGTCAGCAGTGGTAATTGACCCTTGGGGTAGTCTTGTGGCGCTGGCCATGTAACCGTCTTTTGTGCGGCTGGTGATGTACAAGAAGCAACGGCCATAGAAGAAAAGGTCGTCAAATACCCACGGAAATAGAAAGTTGTTTGGCATTTCGGGGTCTAGTTGTTTTAGCCAGGAACGTGGCGCCAGCGGTACGGTTTCCATTTCTTCACCGTTCCACATTTCGGTACACATTTTTAGTTCCATGTTTGCCAGGACTGAAGCCATTAGGTCACGGCTTCGACTGATAGCGGCCACACTCATTGCACGGTTACGCAACAGGCCAGCCTGGTATGACCAAAAATCACCAATGAAATTAGGGTTAGCAGTTTGGGACGAATAATAAGAGCCACCAACAGCAGCTGCTTGCACAGTCGGTTGAGGCTGTGGGCTAATCGCTGCTTTGTTTACTTTGTTACTGCTAAACAATCCCATTTTAAAACCCTTCGGGGGTGTCCCTGCCCTGCCCGACGCAGAGCAGGGACTCACTAAACAATAGCCTGACCGAAACTCACAGTGTCTTAGACACGGCAAACATAGGTTTGCCCACAATTTTAGGCCGTGACGATTCGGCAATAGCCCATGCCATGCACCGGCACAGCTCTATGGGCCCTGGGGATTTTTGCGAGCTGAGAACGACGCCACCGCCCGTTTTTGTGAGCACGCTTCTATTTACATGTTCAGCCAAAGACAGTTCACCACGGTGCCGTACTTTGCCTTCAACAATCATCTTTTGAATCAGGCCCGAATACTTAAGTAATTCGCCGTACCCAATGACGGTGCTTCGACGTTCCAAACTTTTCGGCAAATGCAAATGCAAGGCTGGCGTAATGACCAGACTGCAGCTGCTGTCAGCCATAACCCGTTCTACTTCTTCCCACATTTGGTCTTCGGTGTCTACCATGAATTCGACACACACATGGGCTTTGGATTCAAGCACTGATGACCTGACGCCAACATAGCGTCCGTCTGTTAGGTCGGTGTCAACAGCCAACACGCCGCCTGGTGGCATAGGCACATCGGTTTTTTGTTTGTCCCAAACGCCAGGTTGTAGCCAGGCACCACGGGCAGAAACCCACATGTTTAAGTGCGCTCGAAGAAACGAATCTTTTTTGCTGACAGCTCGTAACGCTTCAACGGTCACAGTTTGCCCCATTGCTGGGTTTGCCATAATCCAATTGGCTTCATTTCTAGGGTCACTACCTGGCTTCATGCTGTATTCGGCAAAATATGCGTTGCCGGTATCGCCGTTGTCTATTTCTGCTATGGCTGCTTCACGGTAGGCAATCATGTCTACGCTGCTTTCGTCCCCAGCTGTTGACCATAGCGACAGCAAAGGGTTTGCCCTAGCAATTTGGCTGGGCCTTAGTGCCAAGTCCACTACACCGTTGACGTTCCACCATTCGTCCACCACGATCAGGTCGTAACTACCGCCGTGCAAATTCGGCGTTGCAGCTCTAACTTCCCAAGTAGAACCGTCAGGCATTTTGACGGACTTACGGCCCAAAGCGTGAGCTGCTTTACCGCCAAATTTCTCTACAAGTATCGGTGCGATAAACCCAAAGATTGCTTCAGCACGGTCAAGTTTGTTAGCCACCGAAAGCACAGCCTGAGGCTTGCCACGAAACGCCGCCAGCTCAGTAATCCACCAACCAATCAAAGCCTGCAAAGCAACAGACTTGCCTTGCTGACGTGCAGTCGACACAAGAGCTTCACGAAACTGCAAGTTGCCTAAACCGTCATGCGACAACTGACCGTTAAGCACATGCTTTTGCCAGGCCATTAACTCAATGCCCATATGCGTACTAGCAAAGCTGGAGATCCCCTCCCCAAAACTGTGCTGATTCAAGCCAACCGTTTCGAGTCTGGGCAAATGC